GACCAAACCAAGGAGCTGCCCGGCAATGAGACTATCGCGATAGGCGACAAGATCAACAGCAGCGACGCGCTTGGCGCTGGTGGTGCGGGGCTATCTGACTTGAGTTTGACCGTCTGGAATCAGCAGGTAACGCTCCCGTTTTCTATGCTGAATAAGTACCTCGCGGCTATGGGCAACGTGCTGCTGGCCGTGTCTTTCCTGCTGGCCTTCCGTATCGTTGCAAGGGGTTGAACATGCCTGTATTTGTGGCCGCTATCGGCGGCATGCTCTTAAACATCGTCGGCACGCTGGTCGGCCGTGTCCTCATAGCTGCCGGCATTTCCGTTATCACCTATACCGGCATTTCCATGACGCTGGACGGGCTGAAGGCCAACGCCATTGCAGCCTTTACCGGCCTGCCTCCTGAGGTGTTCGCGCTCATGGGCGTTCTCAAGGTCGGCCAGTGCATCAGTATCCTGACCAGTGCTACAGCCGCCCGCCTTGTCCTTCAAGGGTTGACCGGCGACACGATCAAAAAGTGGGTGACTAAATGATTTACCTGACAACTGGCGGCAACGGCGCTGGCAAGACTCTGTTCACCCTCAAGGACGTCCGCGAACAGCAGCTAAAAGAAAACCGCCCTGTCTATTTCCACGGTTTCACAGCAAAGCAGGTGCTGCTCGATTGGGGCTGGCAGGAGTTCGACCCCAAGAAGTGGCAAGACCTGCCAGACGGCTCCATCTGCGTTTTCGACGAGTGCCAAAACGAGTTTCCCGCCAAGATTCAGGGCGAACTCCCCGACTACATCAACGCGGTGGCGCAGTACCGGCGCAAGCGGGGTTTTGACTTCTGGATGATTACCCCGCATCCCTCCCTGATAAACGTGAATATCAGGCGGCTGATTGAGTCCCCCAGCTGGCACCGTCACCTCAAGCGCACCGCTGGCGCTTCCATGGTTAGCGAATTGAAATTCAATTTCGCTGAACTCAAGTGCGAACAGCCCGGCAGCGGTTCCCGTGGTGTCGTCACGATGCGGGCCTATCCCAAAGAGGTTTACGACTGGTACGAGTCGGCCAGCCTTCACACTGGCAAGGTGCGTATCCCAAAGCAGGTTTGGGTCGTTGCAGCCTGCGCCCTGCTTGTCCCTCTCTTGGGCTATTTCGCATTCACCAAGGTTTATGCCAACGTGACAAAGCATGCAGAGCCTGCCCAGCAGCAGGCACAGGCCAGCGCTGTCCAGCCTGGACAAGCAAGCGCACCAGCTCGCAAGCTCACTGCCGCTGAGTATGCGCAAGAGCGCGTTCCCCGCTTTGCGGGTTTCAGCCACACCGCGCCCGTCTATGACGACGTGACAAAGCCGGTAGAGGCTCCCTACCCTGCAGCCTGCGTCCAAATGAAAGGCGAATGCCGGTGCTACACCCAGCAGGCAACCCGGCTGCAAGTACCTAAAGACACATGCGCTCAAATCGTGCAATACGGTTTCTTTGTTGACTGGCAAAAGCCCGAGAAACCACAGCGGCAAGAAAACCGCCAGCAGCAGGCCCAGCTCCAGCATCAACAGCCCGCCTACGTCCAGCCTCAGGCCGTTCAGGTTGTTGCGCAGCAGCAGCCGCAAGCCCAGGAGCAGGCCCAGGCACAAAGCGAGTGGCTGCAGGGCCTTGCTGCCCGTAATGCTCAGGTGCGCTCTAACCTTGGGCGCTGAGGTGGTCCATGCGCTTCCTTTCTGAGAGACAAACCGGGGGCCCCAAAGTGGCGAATAGCCACGCGCCGAAGGCTTGGGGGCAGGGGTATGGGGCAGCAGGCCCCATGTTGGACCGTTGCGCGCCCCGTACCCCATTTACCGGCCCCGCTGCTTTTGCTCAAGCCTTGTGCTTGGGAGAGGTAGGCGGCAGCGTAGCAGCGGCCCCCAATGCGCAAGCGCAGCGCGCATGGGGGCCGCGCGAAGCGCGGCCTAAATTTATCCCTAAGACACATTGGGACCGAGCTAGATAGCAGCTCAGAAAAAGGTGAACCCGGCAGCGCTGGCAGGCACTCCGGGTTCGTGATGTCAACCACAAGGACTGGTCAACATGATTCGCATTGTCTGTGAAACTCTCCCTTCCCTCAAGCGTTCTCCTGAGGAGCTTTTAGAACTGCATCGGGCAGGCCATAAATTGATTGCCTTTGAATCTAAGGGCTCTGATTTCTATAACGTTAAGGGTCATGACCTTGGCAATGGCCATCTTGAGGTCACAGCATCCCGCGGTCTTGAGTGGCGCGAACTGGATTGGTCAGCTGTGGCTCTTGAGCTTTACCTCGAATCGGTGATTCGCATTCGTGAAGAGGACCCCGAGCTAGTCCGGGCACGTAATGCAGAGAGGGCCGCAAAGCGCGCTAAAACCCGTGTGCGTCAGCTATGCAAGGCCATGGGGGCCGATACTATGCTCACTCTCACCTATCGCGAGAACGTTACCGATTTGGAATTGTGCAAGGCTAATGTCAAGGCGTTCAATCGGCGTATGGAAAGGGTGATTCCTGGCTTTCGATTCGTTGCGGCTTTTGAGCAGCAGGAGAGGGGCGCGTGGCATGTGCATATGGCTACTGAGAGGCTCCCCGCTACCCTCCCCGCTCGTAACGGCGTCAAGGTAAAGAGCTTCAATGTGATTCGTGCCATCTGGCGGGCTGTCACCAAGGAAAACGGCGGCACCATTAACGTGGCCAATACGAAGCGCAATAGCCGGCGTTCCCCCGCTCGTATTGCGCAGTACATTGCCGGGTACATCATCAAGGCATTCAAAGAGGGTGCCTTGCATTCAAACCGGTGGGCCAAATACGGGGATTTCGACGTCCCTCCCCCTGTCCAGTTGGGGCAGGTGTCGTCAATCCGTGATGCTGTAGAGGTTGCTTACAGCCTGCTGTCTGATTTTCACGACATAGCTATGGATCGTTTGGATAAGTGGAAGGACTGGTTCGTGATTCACGCTGAGCCCAAAAAAAAGAGGCCTTCTATGGCCTCTGCGGTGCTATATTAATCATAGCGCTAGATTGTTACGCAGCAGTGCGTGACGGCATTTAACGCTTCTATACATCGTATCGAGTCCGGCCACTCAGAATCCAAGCCGTCGTTGTCTGATATGCGTAAGCATCCCGCCGCGCTCGTAGCTGCTAATGGCTTTCCCACGGCTGTATACATGCGCTCCTTTTCCTCGGGGGATTTGGCGCCTTCCACCATTGCATACGCTACGACTTCTATAGCAGAGAGTCCTGCTATTTCGGCCAGTATTGCCTGTTTCTCTATTGGGCATTTTTTGCCGTGGCGCCATGACCAGATTGCTTGGCTTGTGGCTCCTGCCTGCTTGGCTGTCGCGTAATCACTCCCCGTTGCTTCTTTGCATAGGTCTAGCAATTTCACGATGCGTTCGGTGTGTGAAGGTGCTTGCATGTACTAGTCCAAAAAGTTAGTATTGGTTACTGGTCTAAAAGACTAGTAACCCGGCTGCTGAGGTTCTCATTATGGGTACTGCTGCCGGATTCTTCAATCCAGCCAATAGAGGCACACATGCTTACATCGACTATCCAAATTCTCAAGGTCACCGAAGAACTGAGCAAAAAGCTGAACCCCGAGACCGGCAAACCCTACGTGTCTCACATTGCCCGCACTGCCCTCATCAACGATGACGGCGAACTGGAGACCGTAGGCCGTCTGCGTGTTCCCCGTGATTTGGTGGACGTCGCCAAGGTTGGCATTTACCGCGCTGGCTTTGCGCTCCGTGTCCCTGACTACGGCCCTGACAAGGGCGATGTGGTCAGCGTCCTGACTAGTTTGGTGCCTGTGCCTCCTGCACGCTCTGCTGCTGCTCCTGCTGCTCCTAAGGCCTGAAGTGGTCGGCTTCCTGTTTTTGTTTGCCTATGCCGCGCTTTCCGTGGTGTTGGCTGGCATCGTAGCTTGGGCCGGGTATCACCTTTACCTCTGGCTCTCTGCCGCTCTGCGTTGACTCATGGCTGAGCCAACAACGATCAATTGCCCCAGCACCTGCACGGTGACTGTGGTGCACGAATTAAGCCTCCCTCCGCTCCAGCTCACCGGGGTAGAGGGCGCACAAATCGCGAGCGCCATCCTCGCGGTGTGGGCTGTCGGTTGGGGGTTTCGCATCCTTATCCGCCATCTCAAAACTTCCGATGGTTATTCAACAAATGAGGAAAACTGAAATGACAAAGCAAATTCAACGCGGCTTGGTTGCCGTTGGTGTTCTGGCTGCTACTGCCTCCGCAAACGCTGCCGCTATTGACGTCGCTTCGGTGGTCACTGACATTGCCGCCCAAGCCACTCCCGTTGGCCTGATCGGCGCTGCCGTGCTGCTGCTGGTGGTCGGCATCAAGGCATTCAAGTGGGTGCGTGCGGCCCTGTCCTAAGCCGGTCGCGTCTGTCCCCCTAACCGGCCGGTAGGGGGCCTTTGCCAAAGCCCACGCGGTGGGTTTCGTCAAGGGGCATCAAGTGGGCTTATTCGTCATCATTGCAGTGCTGGGGGCCGCGTGGCTAGTTTTCTCCGCGTAATCGTTGCGCTGGTTCTTCTGTCGCTTTCCGCTGCGGCTTCCGCGCAAAGCTACCCCTATTTAAAAAAAGAGTACAAGCATGAGGAGGGCACAAGCTGGCACGCTGACCCGACCTCCGCTTGTGCTAGCTTCGTGCCCAAGCCAACCAACGGCACGCTTTCCTTCGAGACTCTCGGTAATCCGACTTCAGACCCTCCATTTTGCTGGTATAGCTACACGAGCAACGGCACCACTGTCTCAAAGCACACTTATCGTTCGCTTGAAATTAGGCGCACTTGTCCATGGGGCACTATTTCTCAAGGCGGCCAATGCGTTGTCAACAAGGCTTGTCCTTCTGGCCAGCCTCGCGACTCTACCGGTCAGTGCACCTGTCCTGCTGGCGCGGAGTTCGACAATTCCACCGGTCAATGTTTGTCGTCAGACAAGGCCAATTGTTGGAACTTCAGCCAAACCGCCACCCTTCCGGGTGGTGATTTGACTGTTGACTATCGCTACAGCGGCAACGTGTCTAACGGGAAGAAGTTTTGCGTGCCTGTTGACGGTATGTCGTCGCCTTCTAAGGGGTGCACGGTCACGTTTAATCGAGAGAGTTTTTACGACTACGGCGGCGGCAATTCAGTGACCGAGGGCACGCTGAGCATGGCTCCTGACTCCAACACAGTCGATCAGTCGTGCAGCCTGGAACCGGGCAAGGAACCCGGCAAGGAGCCGCCCGACGAAAAGTGTCCTTCTGGCTTCACCGGCACAGTGAATGGCGTTGAGGTCTGCGTGGACAAGGTGCCCGATTCAGGCTTTGAACCCGGCAGCGACGAAACCACAGTTGACGATGGCGAGAACACCACCACCAACCGCACCAACAGCGAAACCAAGTGCGAAAACGGGCGTTGCACCACCACCACCACAGTGACCACCACCGTGACGAATAACGCCACGGGTGCCACTATCACCACCAGCACGAATACCACCACCACGCAAAGCCAAGAGAGCTTTTGCAAGGCGAACCCTAAGGCCAAACTGTGCGGCGGTACTGGGTTGCCCAACATCGACGGCGGCGGCAGCGGTGGCGGTGGTAACGGCGAAAAAGACCCCAGCAGTTTTACAGGGGCCTGCGCTGGCGGCTTCCAGTGCAAGGGCGACGCAATCCAGTGCGCCATTGCCCGAGAGCAGCACATCAGGGCCTGCCGACTGTTCGACAAGGAAAGCCCTGAATCAAAGCTGTATGAGGAATTCAAGGGCAAAGAGGGCGACCAAACCAAGGAGCTGCCCGGCAATGAGACTATCGCGATAGGCGACAAGATCAACAGCAGCGACGCGCTTGGCGCTGGTGGTGCGGGGCTATCTGACTTGAGTTTGACCGTCTGGAATCAGCAGG